CAAGCAAAAACATGATAGTTAAATTAAGCGATACCGAAATAAATTTAATTCATGTCATAGGCACAATGCGTTTTAACATAACAAGCGAACAAGGAACTGACCGCAACCAGTCCGGTGCTAATGGTTTGAATATGTCTATTGATGGCGTAATGAGTGAATATGCCGTTGCCAAATTGTTAAATGTGCATTTTGATTTTAATTGCGACTTTAGAAAGTTTGGTGCTGACCTTATAGGTAGAACTGGCAAAACGATTGATGTAAAATCAACAAGAAAACAAGGCGGAAATCTTAATGCTGTAAAATGGTCGGAAAATAAACCAGCCGAAATCTTTATACTTACTGAAATTGGTTTGGATTTTGTGGATGTTGTTGGCTTTATTAGTCGTGAAGATTTTTTGATTGATGCCAATTTAACGGATGTTGGCAATGGCGCATTTTATAGTGTGCCGCGCAATAAATTAAGGGCAATATAATGAGTAAAAACGATATAACTGGCGATGCAATTGTTAGCAAATTTAGCAACACTTATGCCGATAAATACGATGCTATTTTTAGGCATAAAGATTTAGCCAAATGTGCAGGGCAAGCCCCCGATGGAACTATGATTTGTGCTTACAGGGAACAATGCAAACGCTATGTAATGCCAACAAGCGAACATCAAGCATGGACTGAATTTTGGAAAGGCGGCGATGATTGTGCAAGTTATATTAGCGTTCCAACTCTATAATATACGCACCAAGTTTTTCCGCATTGCCCCGATCTAAGCAAATGCCACCATCAACTTGTTTTTGAATCTGAAGCGTTGGCTTGGTTGGTTTTTTCTGTATTGGTATCTGTTGGCACGCTGTTAAAATGACCATCAAACCAATCGGCAGGATTTTTAAGTAATTCATCGCGTTCCTTTTGCGCTTTTAATTGTTCGCGCTGAACCGCCCACTTAACAATAAGTAAAAGCAGGCGGTCTATTATGTCAAATATCTTAAACATTGCCCTTATCTTTGGTAAATACACCCAAAACGCCCATTAAGGCTAATCCTGCGCTTACTATGGCATTAACTTGATCAGGTGATAGTGCAACCCCAACCGCCGTTAATAAAGCCGTCAGACCTCGCCATGTTGATGGTTCTTTTAGTCGTTCTAGTAGATATGATTTCATAATGTTTTTCCCTTTTGAAAATCAGCCAACGATAATCCGCCTGTAAACTGACAATGTGCGGTTTCCTTAAACTTGCCAGCCCATGCGCCAGCCCATTCTAACCCAAGCGATTGCGCGATGCGACCACACTTAGAAAACAGACCAGCGTCATTCCAAACACACTTGCCACCAACGATAGGCACAAAATCAAAAGCAACCCGATAATTGTGAAAGGATTGCCCAGCCTTGGCATTGGTAACGATATTGCCCTTAGTCGTGCGCCCTTGTGCATATAAAGCCTTTTGTGATTCCATGTCGCGGTAAGTGCTAGTTATTAAAACATCAATGCCCACCGCATCGCAGGCATGAATAAACTGTTCGCATAGCCCTTTAACTTTAGGGTGCAAATCTTCTAGTTTGCGGCTGTTAATCATTGCGGCGTTTTTCCAGTATGTCAAATAAACGGGCAATCATGTCTTTTAATTCCTTAACATCTTGCCTGTAATCGTCTTTAACAACATATTCTTTTGGCAATTCTTCACGCAACTTTGCAAGGTCGCTTTTTAAATCTTTAACCGCCGCCCATAATTCACGCAAAAACCAACCAAGGATTAACCCTGCGGATGAAAATAAAAGGTTAAGTAATGATTGGGTGTCCATGAAATAATCCTAAATTGGGTAAACTAAATCAACACGGGTATTTACGGCAACCCCTGTTGCAAATACAACGCTTGTGCCGCTTGTTACTGTTACATCTGAACCATTAACCATTTTTATCCCATTAGCAAACACATCAATCTTGCCGCTAGTGTATGCGGTAGTTGGTGTAAATGTTGTTTGTGATGCTGTTGCAGTAAAACTTTGGTAAATCATGTCGGCAGTAATGCTTAAATTGCCGCCAAGGGTTAAGTTGCCACTTGTTGTTACTGTGCCTGTAAGCGTTAGCCCTGAAACTGTGCCTGTGCCGCCAACCGATGTAACTGTTCCTGTGTTGCTAGTTTTATTATTAAAAGTTGTCCAATCAGCCGCGCTTAACGCACCACGATTTGTTGCCGATGCGGTTGGAACTTGCAATGTAATAACAGGCGTTGTTGTGCCAGTTGCAACAGTTGATGATAAATCCGTTCCTGTTGTGCCAAGCGTTAAAGCCGCAACCGATGTAACCGTTCCGTTGCCTGTTCCCCTTGCGTTTATTTGACCTTGAATTTTACCAAGCCCTGCAAGCAAAGTATCTGTTGCCGCTAGTGCTGTGTTTGTGCCAACGGTGTAACCTGTAATTGCCGATGCAAGTGCAATGTAATTGCTTGGGTTTGTTGCGTTGTATGGCGTAAAACCTAAAGCCGCTTGTTTGCCATTAAAGGTGTTCCAATCAGTTGATGTTAAGTAACCATTAACAGATGTTGTTGCCGCCGCCATGCTTATTGCAGGGGTCGCGCCACCGCTTGAAACAACGGGTGCTGTGCCTGTAACCGATGTAACCGTTCCTGAACCTGTGCCTGCACCAATAGCCGTTCTAAATGTTGCCGCGTCTAATGATGAAACGGTGTTGTCCGCGTTCATGCGTGGGAATGTAATTGCGCTTGGGTTAGTTAGCGTAAAGAAGTTGCTACCAACCGTTGTTGCACCTAGGTTTGTTCTTGCGGCAGTATTTGTTGTTGCGCCTGTGCCACCGTTGGCAATAGCAACCGTGCCTGTTACATTTGCCGCATTGCCGCCAATAGATAAACTTGTTGCCGTTCCTGTTAATCCCGTTCCTGCGCCAATATGATTTGATGCAGTTACTGAACCAACGGCTGTAAAATTACCATTATCAACAAAACTAAATCTTGCTGTTGGCGTTCCAGCCACACTAGTCATAAAACGATAAGTCCAACCAGTATTATCACCAAACTGCAAATAAACTGTATTAGGGCTTGTTGCATTATTTAATATGTAATTACCTGTAATGCTTCCACCGCTTAAATTTCCTGCACTTGTAGCCGTTGCCGCATTGCCTGTGGTGCTTTGGTTAAGCGTTGGAATGTCTGCCGCTACAATCGCACGGAATGTTGGAACGCCTGCTGTGCCATTGGGTGCGGCTAAAACAAAGTTTGCGGTCTTGCTTGCATAAGGGTTTTGGGTATCGCCATAACCTGCGGATAAACTAATTGCAGGGGTCGCACCGCCTGTTGATGCAACAGGGCTTGTGCCTGTAACGCTAGTAACTGTGCCAGCGTTTGTTGCGGCAATGGTTATTGAACCTGCCCCATTTGTAACGCTAATGCCTGTGCCTGCCGTTATGTTGGCATTTTCCCATACACCTGCAACTGCGTCATAAATCAGCGTGTTGCCCGATGCCGCGCTTGTAATTAGCACATTATGTAATTCGTCTAATTCCCAACCGTTGTTTATGTTTACAAACACTTCACCGCTTGATGCGTTTACTTTAATAACCCAACCAAGGGCAACGGTGTGGGCTGGCGCGGATGGTCGCGTGGCTGTGAATTGACCTGCCGTTTGGGATAAATAGATTGGTGCGCCTGCGGTAAATGCGCTTGTGTTAATGCCACGAACAAAGCCAAATGTTGTAACGAATCCCTCTGCGCCATTGGCAATATCTTCAGTCGCAATGCCTAATGTTGGTGCTGATAAGGCTTCGCTATCTGCGTCTGCTAATGAAACGCTTGGGCGTTGCCCTTGTGCGCCTGATACGGCAACAACAGAACCGTTGGTAATAGTTACCCCTGTTCCGTTGTAAACAAGTGCAACATTTTCTTGTCCAAGTTGTAAAGCAACATCGGTATCAAGATTGATTGTTGGGCTTTTGTTTCCACTATCCCAATACATTGCGCCCGTTACCGTTGGAACGGTTGGCGTTAAACCAAATTGAACGCTGTTTGCGCTTACAATGTTGCCTGTATCGTCTAGCGTTACAGTTGAATTTTGAATAACTTTGCCTGTCGTGCCATCAAACCTAGTAATGGCATTGTCAGTTGATGATGCCGCACCTGTTACATCGCCTGAACCTGCGCCACTAGCATTAACCCATGCTGTGCCATTCCAAGATAAGCCTTGACCTGTTGTTGGTGAAGTTATAGTTACATCGCCAAGGGCTGACAATACGCCAGCCCCGACTTGAACAACGGCTGTGCCATTATTGATGTAAACCTTTTTGTCTGCCATGTTTACGCCTAATTCACCCGAAACTAATTCGGATGTGTTAGGCACTTTGCTTGCGGTATTACTGCGTTTTGGTTTTATCGTATTAGCCATTTGGCATCCCTTTGTTTGCTATATAGCAGGGTTGATTAAATTAGAATGTGCCGCCGTCAATAGTTATACCATCAAAGGTTGTTAGGTTGGTAATTGAACCACCTGTAATAGCAACCGTTCCAGCATTTTGCGTGGACATTGTGCCAAGACCGCTAACTTGCGTGTTAGCAATAGCAATCGCTTGTGCTGACAAAGCCGTTAATTGACCTTGTGCATTTACGGTTGCTGACAATGTGTTGCTTGCTGAACCATAAGAACCTGCGGTAACGGCAGTATTGGTAATGCTAAATGTGCCGCCTGTTAGCGTTAAGCCTGTGCCTGCGGTGTATGTGCCTGCACCACTAAACTGAACAAAGTTGATTGGCGTTGTGCCAAGTGTGCCGCCTGCTTGTGCAGTTGAAACCCAACCTGTATCGGCTTGCGTTGTGCCACCTTCAATAAATGTAAATGCGTTTGGCACTTCAGCCCAAGCATCCATATCAAGTGCGCGTGTCCATGCACCTGCGGCAACTAAATAAATACCGTTGTTTTGTGCGGCAGTTTGATTTTTAACCAACACCCTGTCGCCTGCAATAACAGCAACGCCATCAATGGTTTGTGTGCCTGACAAAGTAATGTTTGCAGTTGTAGCCGCAACGCATGATGCTTTAGGGTCTAAACCTTGTGCAACGCTATCAACATACTGTTTTGTTGCCGCGTCTTGTGCTGATACGGGATCGGCAAGACCAGTAATTTTAAAGCCACCAAAAGCGTAATCAGCAGTTGGAACGGTTAAGTTGTTAATGTTTGCGGTTGTTGCGGCAGTAACTAAACCTTTGCCGTTTACAGTAACGCGCATAAATTGACCAACATTGCTATTAACAGTTGCAAGCGTTAAGGCTTGGCTGTAATTGGCTGTGCCATCAAATGTGCCTGAAGCAGTTGCATCGCCTGTTAAAGCGATTGTGCGTGCTGTTTGCAACGCTGTTGCTGTGCCAGCATTGCCGCTTACTGAACCCGTAATAGTGTTGCTAAATGTTTTTGTTCCACCAACAGTTTGATTGGTTGATGTATCAA